TGAATGACAAATACCCGAGCCACACAGAAGCCCGTCAGGGCCTCGGAACCGGGGGCGGGACGGGCGTGTACCCGCCGGAAGGGCCTACATGGCCCACACGGCGTTCAAATGCCGTTTGATTTCGATTTTACCGGGCCGACCTCGACCGCATTTTGCATCTGCGGACCTCAAGGCGAGGCGGAAAGGAGCTGATCGGTCATGGCGTCGACATTCAAGGGCCTCGTCGACCAGCACGGCCGGCCCATCGAAAAGCGGGTGCTGACGACCGAAGTCGCGGCGCCGTCGATCACCGGCGTGCGCTCGCCGCTTAGCGGATATCCCGGCGACGGGCTGACGCCGGTCCGTCTCGCCAATATCCTGCGAGAGGCCGACGAGGGCGACCCGCTGCGCTACTTCGAACTGGCTGAAACGATCGAGGAGCGCGATCCGCATTATCTCGGCGTGCTCAGCACCCGGCGCCGGTCGGTCGCCCAGATCGACATTTCGGTCGAGGCGGCGACCGACGACGCGGCCGATGTCGAGCGGGCCGACATGATCCGCGACTGGCTCGACAGAGACGAGCTGCAGGGCGAGCTGTTCGACATGCTCGATGCGATCGGCAAGGGCGTCTCTTATACGGAGATCATCTGGGACACCTCGGAAGGCGACTGGCGGCCGGCGCGGCTCGAATGGCGAGACCCGCGATGGTTCCGTGTCGCGCGGCACGATCTGATGACGCCGCGGCTGATCGGCGACAATGGCGAGGAGCTGGAGCTGCCGCCGTTCAAGTTCATTTGCGCCGTGATGAAGGCCAAGTCCGGGCTGCCGCTTCGCTCCGGCCTCGCCCGCGTCGCCACCTGGGCATGGCTGTTCAAGGCCTACACACAACGCGACTGGGCGATCTTCACCCAGACCTACGGCCAGCCGATCCGGGTCGGAAAATACGGACCGAGCGCTTCGGAGGAGGACAAGACGAAACTGTTCTCCGCCGTCGCCAACATCGCCGGCGATTGCGCGGCGATCGTTCCGGAGTCGATGACGATCGAGTTCATCGAAGCGAAGAACGTCCAGTCCGGGTCCGGCCTCTACAAGGAACGCGCCGACTGGTTCGACCAACAGGTCTCGAAAGCGGTGCTCGGCCAGACGACGACGACGGACGCGATCTCCGGCGGCCACGCGGTCTCGAAAGAGCATCGGCAGGTGCAGGAGGATATCGAGCGGGCCGACGCGATCGCGCTGTCGGCGATCGTCAATCGCGACCTGGTGCGGCCGTGGATCGATCTGCAATACGGGCCGCAGAAGGCTTACCCGCGCGTGGCGATCGCCCGGCCGGAAGACGAGAACCTTGATCTCCTTTCGCAGTCGCTCGAGCGACTGGTGCCGCTCGGGCTGCGGGTGTCGGCAAGCGAGGTCCGCGACAAGTTCGGCCTGTCCGATCCCGACGACGACGAGGAGATCCTCAGGCCGCCGCAAGCGGCGGCCAAAGCTCCTCCCGGCGCGGGTGACGAGCCGCCGGCTTCGGAGCCGCCGCCACCACCCGAACCGGAACCGGAAGGGGGGCCGCAGCCGCAGGCGGAAACACCTGCTCAGCAGGAACCGGCCGAGGTGCTGGCCGAGCGGCTCGACCTGGAGGCGCTGCCGGCAGTGCATGACATGATGGGACGGATCGAGGCGATGCTCGACGCGGCAACGGATCTCGACGAATTCCGGCAGATGCTGCGCAACGCCTGGCCGGATCTCGATGCGTCCCGGCTGGTCGACGCGATCGCGGCCGGACGGGTCGCGGCAAACGCCGCCGGTCGCGCCATGGTCGAGGAAGGGGAGTGATTTGGTTGCCGCGCGGAGTTTCATGTCGCTCACGGGCCGCTTCGCGCCTTCGGCGCTGGCCCTCCGCGGGGGCGGCCTGACCGGCCGGCGCCCGTTCGGGCTTGCGGCGGCAGGAGCCGCCGGGGAAATTTCCTCGAGGGGCCGCGTTCGCGGGCAACGGCGCACGGCCGAACCGCATTGCTCCCCGGCGGCCATGGCCGCCGCAAGGGCAAGCGCCCGCCGGCGCTTATGCGCCGCGCCCGCGCAGGCCAGGCGCGCAGCGCCGCCCGGCCGTGAGCGACATAAAAGATGAGCGACCTGAACGCCGTCTTTCGGCGCCCGTTCAACAGCCAAGTCGCGTATTTCCGGGGCAAGCTCGGTGAGCTGGTGCCGACCAGGACCTGGCAGGATCTCGAGCGCGCCGAGCACGATTCCGCCTTCATGGTCGCAGGCGCCATGAAGGCCGACCTGCTGGCCGATCTCGCAGCAAGCGTCGACAAGTCGATCGCGCAGGGCCGGACGCTCGAGGAGTTCCGAAAGGACTTTCGGGCGATCGTCGAAAAGCACGGCTGGCATGGCTGGACGGGCGAGGGGACGCCCAAGGGCGAGGCGTGGCGGACGAGGGTCATCTATCAGACCAACATGCGCGTAAGCTACGCCGCCGGGCGCTACGCCCAGCTCAGGAAATTCCCGTTCTGGATCTACCGCCATTCCGGCGCCGCCCATCCGCGGCTCGACCATCTGTCCTGGGACCGCCTGGTGCTGCCGTCCGATCACGAATTCTGGCGGATCCATTATCCGCCCAATGGCTGGGGCTGCGGTTGCCGCGTCGTCGGGGCGCTGTCGCGGAAGATCGCGGCGAAGCTCGGCGGCGATCTCGATAATAAACTGCCGGAGGGCTGGAACGTTCGCGATCCCAGGACCGGCCTGCCGCCTGGGATCGGCAAGGGCTGGGACTATGCGCCCGGTGCCTCGGTCGCCTCGGAGGTCGAGGCGATGGCCGGCAAGGTGCGGCATTGGGACTACCAGGTCGCCAAGGGTTTCATGGCGGATGCTCCCGAAAGCCGGCGCGACGCGCTGTCGGCGAGCTTCCGGTCTCTGCCGTCGACGGCGGTCGATATCAGGCGCTATGCCGAGCGGGCGATCGGTATCAGAAACGATGCGCCGGTGACCAATGTGGAGGTGCAGAAGAGTTGGACGATGGGGCTGGCGACCTCACGCGACGCGGCCCGGATCGGGGAATTGACCGGCGTCGATATCGGCAGCTTCGATTTCTCGCTCGACGCGGCCGCCGTCGTACGGGTCCTGTCGGCCTCAGGCGGACCGGCCGGCCGGAACATTGCGGCCGGCGACATCCGGCTGCTGCCGCTGATTCTCAATTCGCCCGATACGATCGAGGATGCCGGCGCCACCACTTCCGGAGCGCCGGCGGTCCGTTACGTCAAGCAGGTCGGCGGCGAGACCTATTCCGCGATTTTCGCGATTGACGCAGCCCGTCGCACCATGCGCCTCGACGAGTTCCTTGTCGGGTTGATTCTGCGCTGAGGCCCGGCCGGGCAAACAATGGAGAAGCTGATGCCGGGATTCGAGATCAGGTTCGAGGACGACGAGCTGACCCGCGTGCTCGCCCGCGTCGGCGCCGCGCTTGGCGACATGGAACCAGTCAACGCCCAGATCGGCGAGCTGATGGTCGAGAAGACCAAGGCGCGATTCGACACCGGCAAGGGTCCGGACGGCGTCATCTGGGCGCCGCGCAGCGAAACGACGATCACCCGATATCTGCGCCTCGGTTTCACGCCGGGGCCGATCCCGCTCACCGGGCAGTCGAAGGCGCTTCGAACGCAGATCTTCTACGAGGCGCGGGCCGAGGATGTGGCCTGGGGGTCAAGCATGATCCAGGCGGCCGTCATGCAGTTCGGCGCCGGCAAGGGCCAATTCGGCCAGACCAGCCGCGGGGCGCCGATTCCCTGGGGCGACATCCCGGCGCGACCCTATATCGGCTTTTCCGACGAGGACCGCGGTGCCGTGATCGAGCTGTTCGAGGAATGGCTGAAGGATGCGGCGGGCGAATAAGAGCGTTTATGCGCTGAGGCGCGGCCCTGGCCGGCCCGCTCCCCCGCCCAACCACCGAGGTTTGTGCGCTGTGGCGCTTGCCCGGCCAGCCCGCTCCCCCGCCCAACCACCCGACACGAGGGTACCCTTGGGGTGGTTGGGCGGGGGAGCGGGCCGGCCGGGCGCCTTCCGGGCAAATGATCAGGAGCGGGCCGGCCAGGGCCGCCTTCCGGGCAGACTATTCGCCGCTAGCCGGAAACCATGGTTGCCGCTTAATCGGCCATGCCCCGCGAATTACTGTCGCCGGGATGAAACTCTCAGTCAATCACCAGCTTGGGCACCAGCTCGGCACCGACCTTTCGGCGGAAGCTCCGCCGGTCGCGATCGTCCTGTCCCAGGGCGGGGCGGAAGGCGGCGCGGCCGCACCTGAATGGATCCACCTGCTGCCGGCCGGCAAGATCGAGACCCGCGATACTCGCGGGCCGTTCACGGTCGCCAGCATGGCCCGGCTGATCGAGGCGTCTATGGCCGACGGGCCGCTGCCGCTCGACCAGGACCACGCGACCGATCTGGCCGCCCCCGACGGGCGGCCCTCTCCGGCGCGCGGCTGGATCGTCGAGCTGCAGGAACGAGCCGACGGGCTCTGGGGCAAGGTCGAGTGGACCGACGAAGGCCGCGGGCTCGTCGAGAGCCGCGCCTACCGGATGATCTCGCCCGTCCTTCTCAACACCCCGAAAGGAGAGGTCCGCCGCATCCTGCGGGCGAGCCTCGTCAACCGACCGAACCTGCGCGGCCTGGCCGCGCTCAACCAGGAGAGCAACATGGACTTTCTCGCGAAGCTCCGGAAGGCGCTGAACATGCCGGACGATGCCGACGAGGATGCGATCCTCGCCGCGATCGGCAAGACGGGCGCGAGCACCCAGGCGGCGATCGAAACGGCGCTGAAGCCGATCGCCCAGGCCGCCGGCCTCGAGGACGGTGCATCGGCAACGGCGATCCTTGCCGGCGTCGAGGCGCTGGCCAAGACGAAGCCCGGCGACGATGACGCCGTCACCGCCCTGCAGGCCGAACTCGCCGACACGACGAAGAAGCTGCAGAGCCTGCGCGAAGGCCTTTCCCGCGACAGGGCCGAGACCTTCGTCGACGCGGCGATCAAGGCCGGCACCGTCGGCGTGAAGGCGCTGCGCGATCGCTATGTGTCCATGCACATGAAGGATGCCGCCGGCACCGAGGAACTGATCAATGGGCTTCCCAGGGTCGGCGCCGGCAACGCGTTCGTGTCCGCCGCGACGCCGTCGAAGGACGGCGCGATCTCGCTCAACGCCGAGCAGTCGACCGTCGCCGCGATGCTGGGCGAGGATCCGAAAGACTACGCCGAGACGCTCAAGCTCGAGCGTGAGCAGAACGGGGAGATGGTGTAATGACCGCGCTCGCGAAAGACCGCAACACGCAGATGGCGCTCGGCGACATCCAGGAATACCCGATGCTGGCGACCGCGCTCGGCTACACCGGCGGCATGGCGGTGCTCGATTCCTCGGGCTGGTGCAAGCCGGCGGTCACCGCCACCGGCCTGGTCTGCGTCGGTCGCTTCGAGACCCGCGCCGACAACTCGCTCGGCGCCAACGGCGCGATCAACGGCGAGGTGCGGGCCGGCATCTTCAAGTGGGCGAACTCGTCGAGCACCGACGAGATCACCAAGGCCGAGATCGGTGACAATTGCTTCATCGTCGACGATCAGACGGTGGCGAAGACCGACGGCACCGGCACCCGGTCGATCGCCGGCCGCGTCATGCAGGTCGATACCGACGGCGTCTGGGTGCAGACCGGGCTCGGGATCCTCAACGCGCCGGGCGGCGCGCTGCTCGCATCCAACAACCTCTCCGATCTCGGAACGCCAGCGACCGCGCGGACCAATCTGGCCGTCGACGAGGGCATGGGCACGCCGACCATCGTCGTCGGTTCGGAAGGCTCGAACGCGATCAACGTCACGATCCAGCTCAAGACCAAGGCCGGCGTCGACCTGGCCGTTCGTGGCTCTGTCTTCGCCTATCTGTCGGACGACGCCAACGGCGACACCATTGCCGGCACCGCGCCGGACGGCGGCGTCGCGATCGGCACCGACGGGCTGGCGATTCCCATCGTCGCCAACAAGGCCTTCCAGCTCGTCTCGGAAGCCGACGGCGACATCGACATCACGATCACCGAGTCGTCGGTCGACACCTGGTACCTGATACTGGTGATGCCGAACGGCCGGCTGGTCGTTTCCGACGCCATCACGTTCGCCTAAGGAGCGCGCTCATGATCATCAATTCCGCCAATCTCGACGCGATCCGCGTCGGCTTTTCGACCGCGTTCCGCCGCGGCCTCGGCCAGGCGGCGACGCAGTACGGCCGGGTCGCGACCACCGTTCCTTCGTCGACGAAGGAGAACAAGTACGGCTGGCTCGGCAAGCTGCCGGACATGCGGCAGTGGATCGGCCCGCGCGCCGTCCAGGGGCTCGCCGAGCATGACTATTCGATCCCGAATGTCAGCTACGAGCTGACCGTTGGCGTCGACCGCGACGACATCGAAGACGACAATCTCGGCGTCTACCAGCCGATGTTCGTCGAGATGGGCGAGGCTGTCGCGCGTCAGCCCGACAGGCTCGTGTTCGCAGCTCTTGCCGCCGGCTTCACGACCAACTGTTACGACGGCCAGTATTTCTTCGACACCGATCATCCGGTGCTCGACGGCACTGGCGCCGAGATCTCGGTCGCCAATACCGACGGCGGCTCCGGCACGGCCTGGTTCCTGCTGTCGACCCGGCGCGCCCTCAAGCCGATCATCTTCCAGAACCGCAAGAACCCCATGTTCGTCATGAAGGACCGGCCGGAAGACGACAATGTGTTCGCCAACAAGGAATTCCAGTACGGCGTCGATGCGAGGCGCAGCGTTGGATACGGCTTCTGGCAGATGGCCTGGGGCTCGAAGCAGACGCTGAACAAGGCGAACTACAAGATCGCACGCGAGGCGCTGATGGGCATGAAGGGCGACCATGGCACGCCGCTGGGCCTGACGCCGGACCTGCTCGTGGTGCCGCCGTCGCTCGAAGGCGAAGCGCTGGAAATCCTCAACGCCGAACGCGACGCCGCCGGCGCGACCAATGTCTACAAGGGCACCGCCGAGCTGCTCAACTCGCCCTGGCTGGCGTAAACCGCCCGGGCCGGGCACTTCCTAAACATGGCACCTCCGGGCTCCTGCCCGGAGGGCTTTGCAGAGCCGGCGCCAGCCGGTTCCGTCAAGCTCTCCAACGAGGACAGACCCATGGACGATCTTACGCGCATCAAGGGCATCGGAAAGGCGACGGCGGCAAAGCTCTCCGAAGCGGGCATTACGACCTTTGCCGCTTTGGCCGAAGCCGATCCGGCCCGTGACGATCTCGGTCTGTCGGCCGCCGAACTTTCTCGTTTGCCCGACTGGAGCCAGCAGGCCCACGACATCCATTGGGCCTCCGGACGTGAGGATTCGAACGGCAACGAGAATGCAAGCGACGCCGCGCCTTCGTCCGACGAAGAGCCCGCGGCGCAGGATGCCGCTGGCGAGGGCGCGGGCAACGGTTCCGAGGGCGAGGCGGGCACGAATGACGCCGCGCCGCAGTCCGACACGGTGATCATCGCGCAGGCCGGCGTGGGCGGTGGCGCGGGCGACAGCTCGCCGCCCGAAACCGAAAAACCGGCCGCCGCCCATCCCATCGAAGTCCTGGTCGTCACCGGCCCCAAGCGGGGCCGCCGTCGCGCCAGTCGGAGCTTCGGCCCGTCGCCGGTCGACGTGCCGATCGACGAGCTGACCGAGGACGAGGTGGCGGCGATCGAGGGCGATCCCGCGCTCAGCACCCGCCGGGAGACGCGGCCGGCGACCTGACAGGAATACCCAGCGCGCCCGCCGCCTAGCGCGAAGCAAGATCTAACGGCTGCAGCGGCGGGGCGGCCGGAAATTCCATAGGCCTCCTGCGGGCCTTTCCCGGCGGCGACCGGCCGGCCTTTCCTGTTTCATCCGGACCGGTCGCCGCCACCCATTCGGAGCCGACGATGGCTTACGCGACACTTCAGCAGCTCACCGATCGCTACGGCGAGCGGATGCTGATCAACCTGACCGATCGGGGCGACGTGGCCACGGACACGATCGACACGGACGCGGTCGACCGGGCGATCGCCGACACGCAAGCCGTGATCGACGGCTACCTCGCCGGCCGCTATGCGCTGCCGCTCGAAAGCGTGCCCGACCTGGTCGCGGATCTCGCGCAGGCCATCGCCATCTACAAGCTCCACGTCGTCGCTACCGATCCGAAGATCGAGACCGACTACAAGGACGCGATCAAGGCGCTCGAGAAGATCGCCAGCGGCATGATCACTCTCGAGGTCGCGGGCGTCGAGCCGGCCGGGTCCGGGTCGAGCGGCGTGCAGGTCACCGATCGCGACCGCCCGATGACGGCCGACAACCTGAAGGGCTTCATCTGATGCTGCTCGCGGATGTCGAAGCCCGCATCGAGGCGAACGTTTCGACCCTGGCCGGGCGGATGCAGAGCGCCGCCCAGCTCGCCGAGCTGATCGCGCGGAAAGCCCTGCCGCAGGTCACCCCTGCCGGCTTCGTTCTGCCGCTCGGCAAAACGCCGCGCGGCGAGGGGGAGGCAGCGACGGGCGTGTTCACCCAGATGGTCGACGAGCGCGTCGGCGTGATCCTGGTGCTCCGGGGCCACGGCGACGCCACCGGCAAGACCAGGCTTCCCGATCTCGACACGCTGATCGAGGCGACGATCGCAGCGATCGTCGGCTGGGGACCGGACGATTATCCCGGCGTCTTTCGCATCGCCGGCGCCAGGCTCGGCCATTTCGTCACCGGCACCATCGTCTACGAGCTCGACTTCGCCATCCAACGCCAACTGAGGATCGTTTCATGAGCAAGACCCCGCGGAAATCCAGGACGCGCCGCGAACGGCCCGTGCTGCCTTCGGGCGGCGGCTCCTACGTGCGGGAGAAAGACGGCAGCCTGACGAAGGTGGAGCCGGAGAAGACGCCGCCGGCGGCTGCCGAGCCGGACGGGAAGGAGGCCTAGATGCCGCTCAAGTGGAAAACCAAGATCCTGCTCGCCAAGATCGAGTCCTCCTACGGCGTCGATCCGACGCCGCTTGGCGCCAATGGCATCCTGGCGACCAACATCACGCTGGCGCCGATGGAAGGCCAGGACGTTTCCCGTGAGCTGGAGCTGCCCTATCTGTCGGCCCAGGCGACGATCCCGGCCGAGCTCTCCATGCGGCTCACGTTCCGCGTCGAGCTGGTACCGTCCGGTACCGCCGGCACCGCGCCCGCCTGGGGGCCGCTCCTCAGGGCCTGCGCCTGTGCCGAGACGATCAGTGCTTCGACGTCGGTCACCTACAATCCGATCACCGACAGCCACGAGAGCGTCACCTTCTATTTCTGGATCGAGGGTACCCGCTACGTCATCAAGGGCGCTCGCGGCACCTGCGCGATGCGGTTCAACAAGCAGGGGATCGCCTATCTGGAATTCGACTTCCGCGGCATCTTCGCGGTACCGACCGAACAGACGCGGGTGACGCCGACGCTGAGCGGGTTCAAGGCTCCGCTGCTGGTCACCTCGACCAACACGCCGACGTTCGAGATCGATTCCACCGGCTATGTGATGCGGAACTTCTCGCTCGATCTCGGCAACGCGGTCGAGACCAGGTTCCTGGTCGGCTCCGAAAGCGTGCTGATCGTCGATCGGGCCGACGCGATCCAGACCCAGATCGAGGCGGTGGCCGTCTCCACGCTCGACCCCTACACGCTGGCGCAAGACCAGACCACGGTCGAGATCGACCTGGTGCACGGCACGGACGCCGGCTCGATCGCGACGCTCAATGTGCCGGCCGCCCAGGTGCAGCGGCCGGAGGCGCTCGCCAACGAACAGAACATCACCGAATGGCCGTTGCGCCTGATGCCGCTGGCGGTCAGCGGCAACGATCAATGGACGCTTGTGTTGACATGACCTGTCGCTCACGGCCGCGCGGCGCTAAAGCGCCTGGCCTCCGCGGGGGCGGCCTGACCGGCCGGCGCCCGTTCGGGCTTGCGGGACCCGCGCTCCGGCGCGGAACCCGGGGAGCGATGCGGCGACGCGGAGTTCGCCCCAACTCCGGCACGGCCGCGCAGGAAAATTCCCCGGCGGCCATGGCCGCCGCAAGGGCGACCGCCCGCCGGCGCTTATGCGCCGCCCTCGAGGAGGCCAGGCGCGACAGCGCCGTACGGCCGTGAACGCTGGTAAAGAGGAGTTAAAACCATGTTCAAAGTGATCGCCGATCCGACCTTCACCCATACGGTCAAAGTCATGGTGCCGGTGGACGGAGGCCACAAGCCGGAGACGCTGAAGGCGACCTATCGGGTGGTCGACTCCGACGAGACCTCCAGGTTCGACCTGGTGAGCCCGGAAGGAACCACGGACTTCCTCCGCGCCATCATCGTTCGCCTCGACGATCTCGCCGACGAGAACGGCATCCTGATCGACTATTCCGACGAGGTCCGCGACGCGGTGCTCGGCAAGCCCTACGCGCGGATCGCGCTGGCGCAGGGCTATTTCGATGCGGTCAGCAAGGCCCGCCAGGGAAACTGATCTGGGCCGCTCGTGCCTGGGCGGACGGGCGGCTCACTGGAGGCGGAGGCGCGGAGGCGGTGGCCGACGCGGAACGCTTCGGACTGCCCGAGGAGATCGTCGACCAGGTCCGCCAATGGGCGGAGGGCGGCGAGGACGGCGTCTGGCCGCAGAACGTCGAGGCGGTGGGTGCGTTTCTCTGGATCGACACCCAATGGCGGGCCGCTCCGACGGGAAGCGGCGGGTTTCTATATCTCGGCCTCGACTATGCGTCCGTCCGGGCCGGGCTCGAGATGGCGGGGATCTCGACCACGCCGGCCCTGTGGGCGGATCTTCTGACGATGGAAGGCGCCGCGCTTGAGGCGCTCAACGGGAGCGGGGAGAGGTGAGCTGATGCGATGTGAAGCCTGTTTCGCTCACGGCCGAGCGGCGCTACGCGCCTGGCCTGCGCGGGCGCGGCGCATAAGCGCCGGCGGGCGGTCGCCCTTGCGGCGGCGGCCGCCGCCGGGGAGGCATGCGGCGAGACCATGCCCCGGTGGCGCCGGCCGGTCAGGCCGCCCCCGCGGAGGCTCAGCGCCGTCAGGCGCGGTACGAGCCGCGAGCGATAAAACATGACATTCGTCGTTTCCGGCAAGATCACCGCTGACCCGGCCCAGGCCAAGAAAGGCCTCGGCGAGGTCGGTGGCGCCGTCGAGAAGCTCGGCGACAAGGCGCGCGTTGCGAGCGGCTCGCTCGATCACATGGCGACGTCGGCGCGAGTGGCCGGCGGCGCTGTCGGCGGCGCGGTCAAGCTGTCCAACCAGCAGCTCGCCAACATGCAGTTCCAGCTCCAGGACATCGGGGTCGGCCTCGCCAGCGGCCAGAGCCCGTTCCTTGTCATGGCGCAACAGGGTTCGCAGATCGTCCAGATGTTCGGGCCCGGCACCGGCGTGCTGGGCGCGCTCAAGGCGCTCGGCGGCGGCATCGTCAGTTTCCTGACCAACCCGCTCAATCTGGCGCTGGTCGGGATCGCCGGTGTCACGGCCGGCGCGTCGGCGCTCTACAGGGTGATCGTCGGAGACGGCGCCGGGGCAAACGAGACGATAGAGGAGCAGGCGAAGCGCGTCCGCGAGGTCAGCAAGGCGTTCGCCGACACGATCCCGGTTCTGCGCGAGTACAACAAAGAGCGCGAGAAAGCGGAGTTCAAGAGCAAAACCGAAAAGACGCTCGATGAACAGAGAGCCGACGCGCTGACCAAACTGAACGAAAAGGCCAAGGAACTCAGCTCCACGCTCAGCTCGGCGGTCTTTTCGCTTGATCTGCCGACAGATCAGCTCGGCGCTATCCGGGATATTCGGAAGGCCTTCGCAGACGCGCTTGCGAAGGCTCGGGAGGGCAAGGATGCCAGTAAGGAATTCGCCGACGCCCTGCAACGGTTGTCGGCCATCGGGAACACCGTCAAACTGCCGGGCCTTGTGGCCGCACAGGCCGACCTGAAGCGGCTTGCGGACCTGGCGGAAATTGCGGCTGGCAAGGTTGCCAATATCGGCAAGGTCCGTGCCGAGATAGGCGACGATCCGCTCGCCGCCAGTGTCATCGCCCGCTTGAAGGCAGAGATCGACGCGCTCGGCAAGACGGCCGAGCAGCGCCAGCGCGACAACGAGCTGAAGGCGGCGGGTGTCTCGATTACTTCCAAATACGGGTCCGAGATTGCCGACTTGGTGCGGCAGAAATATGCGTTGAAGGCCGCGAACGAAGCCGCAGCCAAGGCCGAGCGAGACGCCGCCTCGGCCGCTCGCCAGAACGCCGCCGAGGCGAAGCGCGCGCAGGCGCAGTTCGACGCCAAGCGGGCGGCCGTCGGCACGCTGATCACGTCGCTCGAAACCGAAATCGCCGTCATGCGTGAGAGCGATCCGGTCCAGAAGGAAATGCTCCGGCTCCGCGAGACGCTGTCCTATGCCACCGAGGGCGAGCGGCTGGCGATCGAGAAGAAGATCGCCACCCAGATCAAGGAATCGGCGGCGACCGCGAAGGCCTCCGAACGAATGGCGTTCTTCGAGCAGCAGACGCTGGGCGCGCTCGACGAGCTGATCTTTCGCGGCGCGTCGGCGGCCGACGTGATGAAGAACCTGGAGCAGGCGATCGCCAAGGCGGCCATCCAGGCGGCGCTGTTCGGCAGCGGGCCTCTCGGCTCCAGCTCCGGCGGCGGCCTCATTCCCTCGATCGTCAAGGCGTTTTCCGGTGCCGGCCAGCCGATGGATATCATCGGCTCGATCGGCAGCGCCAAGGGCAACGTGTTCGCGGGTGGCAACATCGTGCCGTTCGCCGCCGGAGGAATCGTCGACCGGCCGACGATCTTTCCGATGAAGAACGGAACCGGCCTGATGGGCGAAGCCGGCCCGGAAGGCATCCTGCCGCTCAGGCGCGGGCCCACCGGCCGTCTGGGCGTCGAGGTGACCGGCGGTGGCGGACGTGAAGGCGACGTATTCGTCTACAACTACCCGGCACCCGGCACCGAGATCGAAACTCGCAAGCGGCGCGGCAGCGGCGGGCAGAAGATCGTCGAGAATTTCGTTAAGCAGACCGGCAAGCGCTACGGGCTGACCCAGCCGGCGACGAGGGTCTGACCATGGCGGCGGCGATCGATTATCCCCCATCGCTCCCAAATCCCCTTGCGAGCTCCATCGAGGAGCGCCCGATCCCGTCTTATGTCGACGATGAAGCCCAAGCCGGGGACT